GGCCTCGACGGGCTGCTCGCGGCTCTCCTTGTCCGGATTGAAGGCCCAATTCCGGAGACTGATATCGCGCTTCGACGGACAATCACCGACCGGATCGCCCTTCGGCATCCCGCGCATCCTGGCGATGAACGAGATCGTCCGCTTCGCGTCCTCGATATCGCGCTCGTCCCACTCGTCCTTATTCTTCCGCAAGAGCCGTAGGTTCCGCTCGATCACCGCCGCCGGATCGACCGACGCCTTCCTCGAGCAGTCGTTCTCCGACCACGCCTCGAGCTCGCTGGCGCTCATGTTGACCGACTCGCGCCAGCTCGCAAAAACTGCGTCGAGCTCATCCATCAGATTCGGTATCCCCCTCGTCGCCGAAGTCCCCGTTCGCTTGCGCTGCGGGATCCTGCATCGCCGGATAGATCGGCATAGTCTGCCGCGGCGAAACGTTCACTCCGAGCTCGTACGCCTTCCGATCCTCCTCGGCGATCTGCTCGAGGATGTCGTTGAAGTCCTTGCCCTGCATCGCCGCGATCTCCGAGCGGCTCATCACGCCGAGCGCGACCGCCTTCTCGTAGGCTTGCTGGTCCTTGACCGGGTCCACATACGAGAAGCCGCGCGGACGCCAAACGACCTCGAGGAACTTGTCGCGCTTGCGAGCCGGGAACGGGACGCCGCCGACGAGCAAAGCCTGGTCCAGCCAGCGCTCAAACAACGGCTGCATCAGGTGGTCGATCAGGAATCGCTGCGTGGCTTTCCAGACCTCGCGCTCCTCCTGGACGCCCGCCCGGATCGAGCTGAAGTTCACGCCCTCGAGATCGTTCGCGAGCGCGTTGTAGCTCACATTCAGACCAGCAGCGACACCGCGGAGACAGCTCTTCACGAACTCGCCCATGTTGCTGTTCGGATGCGACCAGTCGAGCGTCGTGAGCTCGACGCCCTCAGGGAGCTGCTCAATCAGGCCCGCTTCCGCCTCGAAGATCAAGTTCCCGTCCGCGTCGATATCGTCGCCGGAGTACCCGTCGCCGTGCTTCGAGGTATAGAACGCCATCTTCGACGCCGCCACGCGAGCCGCGACGAGCTCGCTCTCGCGATAGGACTCCGTCATATGGAGCCCGCGCATCGCTTGCGCCATCCACGGGTAGCCCCGAGTCTGACCAGGTCGCTCCGCCACGTAGAGGTGGATGATATTCTCCGACGGTACGCGCTCCGTCGTCGTCGTGCTCGACGCGCCGGTAGCGTAGACCTTCGACGGATCGTCGATCCGGTTCGCACGCACCACGTGGTAGGCGATCGGCTTTCCGCGCTGGTCGTGCTCGACGCCCATCGTGATCCGGTTCCCGTTCTCGAGCAGCCCGTTGTGGTGAGTCAGGAGCCGGTCACCCTCGAGGAGTTCGACCTCGAGACCGAACGGATTGTCCGGTGAATGGTGCAGACGGATCAGCACGTCGCCGTCGCGAGCGAGCGTCGAGAGCGCGACCCGCTGCACGTCGAGGAGCCCGAGCTTGCCGTTCGCCGAGCAGAACTGAGGCCGCGACCACCGCGCCCAGGCTTGCTCGAGCGCCAGATTATCCACCGGATCGAGCTCGCCGCCTGGTGTGCGCCTGGTCTTCGCCTCGAGCCGGATGCCGTCCTGCCCGAGCACGTTCGACGTGGTCATCTGCAAGAAGCGACTCGCATAGGGATTGCTCATATAGAGCTGGCGCGAGCGAGCTCGGAGCTTGTCGAGACTCGCATAGACCGCCGCGTCCGCCGAGAGCTCGGATCCACGGAAGTCGTCGGTCAGGCGATCCTGGATCGCGCCGACAAAGCCGCCGCTTGAGCCGAGCGGTCGCACCGGCTTCCCCGCCCCGTAGTAATCGACCAGCGCACGACGTCCGCTCGCCTTCTTCTGTCTCTTGAATCGGTCGAAGATTCCCATCAGCCTCGTCCCACGAATCGCGTGCGGATCTTAGAGCCCGAGCCCAGGCCGCGAGCGACCCGATCGGCCCGCTCCTCGCGCCGGACCTCGGTCTTGTAGCGGTCGCGGAGCATCAGCAGATCCTCGACCGGAGTCCTCGAGAGCGAGCGACCCGCGATCGTGTAGCTCTCCTGGTCCTTCGTCGCCCGTCCCTCGATCACAGACTCGACCGCGTCGAGCACGATCTCGGCGTGCGTGCGGTCGTCGTAGTTTCCGGAGTCCTCGAAGTCCTTGACGATCTCAAGATCGCCTGAATCGACCGTGAACCGCTCCGAGCCCTTCGTGACGTAAGCCCGATAGTGATGGTGGCCGATCGCGTATCCCGCGGAAGTCGCCGCCGGGACCGTAACCGTGTAGTCCGCGCCGCTCGCCGACGCCGTAATCGTCGCGATATGATCGTTCCTAGACTTGACCTCGTAGGTCAGCGTCCAGCCTTCGGTCGCCGGATAGTCCGGGATCGAGACGTCCCACTTGAGCGTATCGCCCGCGTTCCAGACGGTCGGCACGTTGACCGAGCTCCGCTGGACGATCGGAAGTCGTTGGTTCTTCGCCGCCATCCTGGTCTTTACTCTAAGCCCAGGCGAGGCTAAGTGCTACCGGCTCCCGCGCCGACGACGAGCCGGACCTGGTCTTCGCGGTCGTCGCCCGGTCGCCGGATTCGCGCTCGAGCTCGTCACCTTCGAGAGCTTGCGCTGGATCGCGCCCATACGCGGGTTCAGAAATCGGAGCGCCGCCAGCGCATAGACGCGACAGTCGAGCGCCTCGTTCCGGTTCCGCAGCTTCCGCCAGACGCGCTTCGGGACCCCTTTGTGGTACGTCTGCACCGCCTTCTCGCTGGTGAGCTGGAAGAAGATCTCGTCGTCGTAGGCCCGCGGAAAGTGACAGAAGCCCGGACCCGGCTCGGTGATCCTGAATCGCGCATAGATCAGCTCCTTCGCCGTATCCGTTCCGACCGGGATCAGGCTGACGCGCCCCTTGTCCACCTTCGACGGACGACCCGCGATCGGCTTCGCTGGCTGGCTGGTTCCCTTGATCGCCCACACGCGCCGCGATTGTCTCGGCTTCACGTAGTCATAGACCGCTTGCGTGCTCGCGCCGGAGTCCACGCAGCACGCCGTGATCCGGATCTCGACGCCCGCGCTGGTCCGCCAGGTCTCCTCGAGCACCTCGTCGAGCTGCGCCCAGGTCTCCGCCCGGTTCGGATCGCCCAGGATGACCTGGTACGCGAGCGACCACGACTCCTCGCCCTCGCCCCAGCCGACGATCTCAAGCTCGAGCCGATCCTGCTGCACGTCCACGCCCGCCGTGATGACGATGATCCCCTCCGGCAGCGGATCGGTCCCGTAGTCCTCCGCGCGACGAATCAGGTCGTGCGGCTCGATCCCTTCGCCCTGCTCCGCCTCCCAGGTCTCCCCGAGCTGCGTGTTCACGAACGTCTGCAAGGTCCCAGGATCGGTCTTCGCCTCGAGGAACTCGCTCGCGAGGTGCGCCCAGGTCGCATTCGGCGAGAGCGAGTATCCCGACCAGAGCCGATAGCCGTGGTGACCGACGATCTCCGGACGGCTCGCGACCCAGCGCCCGAGCTCGATCTGTTTCCGCTTCTTCTCATGGCCCCAGAGATCGCCGCAGCTCGGACAGGCGTGCGCCGCGGTCTCCGGCTTCCCCTCTTCCCACCGGATATTCTCCCAAAGGATCGGATGGAAGGCGCCGCAGCTCGGACACGGGATCTCATAGAAGCGCTGGTCGGACTCCTCCCAGGCCGACTCGATCCTCGAGAGCCCCTTGATCGTCGGCGTCGAGCCCATGATGATCTTCCGATCCCAGGCCCACTCCGTCCGCCTGACCGCGAGCGCCACCGGATCGCCCTCCGCACCGCGCCCGCCGCCGGCCATCGCCGGATAGCCGTCCACCTCGTCGAAGATCAGGACCTTGATCGAGACGCGACGGAAGCCGGTCGCGCTGTTCGCGCCCACCATGAGAAGCGTCCCGCCCGGATACTTCTTCCGCGTGATTGTGTTCTCGACGCCCTTCGTCCGAGCGTCTCCGACCAGGCCGCGGAGCACCGGAGTATCCCGCAGCATCGGAGCGATCTCCGTGATCGAGTGCTGCTCCGCGTCGTGCAAGGTCGGCAGCACGAACATCATATTCGCCGGAGCTTGCGCCATATGGTAGCCGACGAGCTGGTTCAGCATCTTCGTGTACCCGACTCGCGCCGACTTGAGGAACGAGACGCGCTCGACCCGCTTGTCGCTCATGCTCCGCATGATCTCGCGCTGATACGGGAGACAAGTCCACCGCCCCGAGACCGCCGACGCCTCCGGCGATAGATAGCCGTGACGATCGGACCAGACCGCGAGGTCGAGGTCGGGATCGGGAGTCACGCCTCGAGCGAAACCGGTCAGAAACGGATCAGCCACGGAGGATCTCCTGCGCGAGCTGCTCAAGCACCTGGCGGAGCTCGCGCTCGAGGATCGCATTGATCTCGCGCGGATCCGACTCGATCGCGAGCTCGTCCATCATGCGCGACGGGATCGATAGGAGATTCTGCTTGAC